GATGATAACATAATGGGAGGAGCTCCAAGAATAATTAGAAGGGTTATTTCAAAACCAAAACCACCACCATCCTCTCCTATTGTAGAGAGAAGAGTTGAGGTAGCAAAACAAACTGAGGCTGAGGGTAAAAAAGTAACTAGAAGATTAAAGAAAAGAACTAGAAGAAGAACTCAGTTGATGGCAACATCTCAGAATACTGGTTTAGATACTGGTTCAGATTATTCACCAATAAGAAATCCAAGAGATGGATCTAAATTAGGAAGTGCATAATGCCTGGCTATCACAAAAAAAAATATAAAAGTAAAAAAAAGAAAAGATCATCCAGAAAGAAAGGATTAATGTCTTATGGATAGTCATGAACAAGTTTATATAAGAAATCCAAAATTTAGAAAACCAAAGGAGCAAGAGGATGAGCAGAAAGTTTCCGAAAGTTCCGAAGAGTAAAAAGGGAGTACCACTTAAATATTTATCTGGTGCAAAGAACCCTAAAGCAAAAGAGAGTGAGATATTGAGAACAAGAAGATTATATAAGAAAGGTTTATTAACAAATGCTATGATGGATGAGATTAGTAAAAAAAGGGCAAGAGGATGAGTAAAGCAGATGTTATAGCAAAGTATTCCAAGTCAAGTGGTATATCTAAAGGAACATTGAGCAAGGTGTACTCTCGTGGAATGGGGGCCTATTATTCGTCTGGCTCAAAAAATGTATCAGCTCATGCGTGGGCAAGTGGCAGAGTTCGGAGTTTTGCGACTGGTAAAGGTGGTGCAAGAAAAGCTGATAAAGATCTATTAAGATCAAAAAGAAAGAAAGGATTGGTAAGCTAGTGTCTTTGTATGAGAATATAAACAAAAGAAAAAAGTCTGGTACCTCCAGGCCAAAGTCTAAAAGTACAATTACAAAGAAAGCATATTCAAATATGAGAGCTGGGTTTCCAAGAAAAAAAAGAAAGAAAGGGTTAGTATAATGGCAACAATGAAATATAAAATTAAAATGAAAAAAAAGAATACTTTAAAAGGTAATCAAACAAAACTAGATGCAAACAAAGATGGCAAGATTAGTAAAGAAGATTTTGCTATGTTAAAAAATAAAAAAAAACAAAAGGTAATGGCATGATAATATTTGGACATACTCCTAGAGAATGGAAGAGAAGAGCAAAAGAACATAAATGGTTTGTTGCTGCTTTATTAATTTCTTTTGTATTAGGAGGAATAATTATTTAGATGGTAGCTAAAAAATATCAAAACCCATCTGGAGGATTAAACCAAGCTGGTAGAGATTATTTTAAAAGAACAGAAGGTAGTAATCTTAAATCGCCAGTCAAGACTGGTACTAATCCAAGAAGAGTTAGCTTTGCTGCTAGGTTTGCTGCAAACAAAGGACCTATGAAAGATGATAAAGGTAGGCCAACAAGATTAGCTTTAGCTCTTAAGAAATGGGGATTTGGTAGTAAAGATGCTGCTAGAAATTTTGCAAACAGAAACAAAGGAACTGCATAATGAAATTATCACCAAGAGATGTACTAGATAGATCAAACAAAGCATTTGCTCGTAAAGAACAATGGAGAACTATTTACGAGGATTGTTATCGTTATGCTCTTCCACAAAGAAATCTTTATGATGGATATTATGAGGGAACTGTACCAGGTCAAAATAAAATGAATATGGTATTTGACAGTACAGCTATTCATTCAACTCAAAGATTTGCAAACAGAATTCAATCTGGCCTATTTCCTCCCTATAAAAAATGGTGCAGATTGGAACCTGGGAATGACATACCAGCAGATAGAAAAGCAGAAGTCCAACAAGCATTAGATTTATATTTAGATAAAATGTTTACTTTGTTAAGACAATCAAACTTTGATCTAGCTATGGGAGAGTTCTTATTAGATCTCTGTGTAGGTACTGCTGTTATGCTCATTCAGCCAGGAGATGATATTAATCCAATACAATTTACTCCAGTTCCACAATATCTTATTGCATTAGAAGAAGGACCACATGGAACTGTAGATAATGTTTATCGTAAATATAAAGTTAGAGCTGAGGCTTTACCAAGACAATATCCAGATATAAAATTAAACGAACAACTAACAAGATTAATAGAAACTAAACCTCAAGAAATGGTAGAGTTGATTGAGGCTGTAATTATAGATACAGAAAGAAAAGATTATTGTTATCATATCATACATGAGAAAACAAAAGATGAGTTAGTATTTAGAAGAATGGATACTACACCTTGGATTGTTGCAAGATACATGAAGATACCAGGTGAAGTATTTGGTAGAGGACCATTAGTATCTGCTTTACCAGATGTTAAAACTTTAAATAAAACTTTAGAGCTGTTACTTAAAAATGCTAGTATTGCATGTGCTGGAGTTTATACAGCAGCAGATGATGGTGTTATCAATCCATCTAATATTAGAATTACTCCAGGATCAATTATACCAGTAGCAAGAAATGGTGGACCTCAAGGTGCATCACTAGCTCCTTTACCAAGATCTGGAGATTTCAATGTATCACAAATTGTTATAAATGATTTAAGGGTAAATATTAAAAAAACTTTACTTGATGATACTTTACCACCAGATAACATGTCAGCTAGATCTGCAACTGAAATTGTAGAAAGAATGAAAGAACTAGCTCAAAATTTAGGTGCTGCTTTTGGTAGATTAATAACTGAAACTATGGTACCAATCATCACAAGAGTTTTGTTCATTATGGATGAGAAAGGTCTCATTCAGCTCCCTTTGAAAGTCAATGGGCTAGAGGTAAAAGTAGTACCAGTTAGTCCATTGGCCAAAGCTCAAAACTTAGAAGAGATAAATGAAATTATGCAATTTTTCCAAATAGCAAATTCACTAGGACCAGGTGGTGTAGCAGAACTAAAACCAGATGCTATAGCAACTTACATTGGTGATAAGCTAGGTGTACCATCCAATTTAAGAACTACACCAGAAGAAAAAGAACAAATCATCCAACAAAGTATGCAGATGTTTGAGGCTCAAGCAGCATCATCTATGCAAGGACAAGCTCCCCAAAGCGAACAAACTCCTCCTCAACAAGAACCAGCAAGTGCTGTAGAGGAAGAGGTTAGTTCATAATGGCAAAAGTAGGATGGGATGGTATTGAGGTCTTAGATAATCAAGCAAAGCAAGAAACAAAAAACGAGCAGCTTGAAATTGATAAGTCTTATGCTAGAACATTTGAAACTGAGGAGGGTAAAAAATGTTTAAAACATTTAGTATCCAGAACTCTAAGCCAACCTACTTGGGTACCAGGGGGAGATCACACATCTGGATATGCAAGAGAAGGACAAAATAGTGTGGTCCGAGAAATATTAATGAGAATAGAAAGGGCAAAAAATGGCTAATGAAAATCAAGAACAAGTATTAGAGAAACCAAATGCAGAAGGATTATTAGGAGATACTCCTTTATCTGAGGAAACAAAAGAAACAGATCCTAATGAAACTGTAGTACCTCATAAAGAAGATGAGAAAGCAGAGGATAAAACTTACGAAAATGAAAAACAAGTAAAACTTGAAAGACCAGATTATATTGAAGATAAATTTTGGGATCCTAAGGATGGTGTAAAAGTAGAAGAGTTAAGTAATTCTTATAGTGAGTTACAAAAACAATTTTCTATGGGTAAACATAAAGCTCCAAAAGAATATGATGTATCATCATTAGAAGATGTAGAAGATGATGATGAGTTAAAACAATACTTTGTTGATTGGGCTAAAGAAAACAAACCTACTCAAGCTGCTTTTGATAATCTTGTTAATAAATTTAAAGAATTATCTGTACAACAAGAAGAGGCAGATAGTATTAACATAGACGAAGAAACCAAATCACTAGGTCCAAATGCACCACAAATCATAAAAGGTATAAAGGAATGGGGCCAAGGCCTTGTTGCTAAAGGTGTATGGTCTGATGAGGATTTTGATGAGTTTAAAATTTTTGCAGCAACATCAAGTGGTATCAATGCTTTAAATAAAGTAAGAAAATACTATGGAGAACAGACTATACCTACAGCTCCTATTGATGTAGATGGTCAGCCTTCTAATGATGAACTATATGATTTAGTTGCAGATCCTAAGTATAAATCAGATCCAAACTTTCGTAGAAAGGTAGAGCAACAGTTTGCTAGAGCCTTTCCAGGAAAAGTGAATACTGGCGAAATATAAGACTTGATTATTTATTAGAAAACGATTATTTTGTAATCGGAGACAACCAAATTTCTTTTGGCCTTTTGACAAATGTGAAAGAACATTATTGTCAGCCTGGCTTTTACCAGACAACTGAGTGTAAATAAATAAATGTGTTAAACTAATAAAGGAGAAAACATGGCACAATCAATAACCAATGCTTTTGTTACTCTGTTTGATGCTGAGGTAAAACAAGCATACCAAGGTGAAAGTTCAATCTTGGGATGTGTAAGGCTAAGACAAGGTGTACAAGGGCAAACATACAAGTTTCCTAAACTTGGAAAGGGATCTGCTACTGCAAGAGTTCCTCAGACTGATGTTACTCCATTGAATGTAACTTATTCACAAGTTACAGCTACAATGAGTGATTTCAATGCTGCTGAATATTCAGACATTTTCCACCAAGCTAAGGTAAACTTTGATGAAAGATCAGAGTTGGTACAAGTCGTATCTAAAGCGATAGGTAGAAGAATGGACCAACTTATAATAGATGCTGTTAATGCTGCGTCTGGAACTGGTACAGTTGCTAAAACTGTAGTAACTTCTGGATCTGCTGCTGCATCAAATTTGAATGTTGGAAAGCTAATAGCTGCTAAAAAAGCTATGGATGCTAAAAATGTTCCATTTGATGATAGACACATCATAATCCACGCAAACTCATTATCTGGATTACTAGCTGATGAGAGAGCAATCTCTGGCGATTTCGCTAGTATTAAAGCTCTGGTATCTGGAGAGATCAATACTTTCCTAGGTTTCAGATTTTATGTTCTAGGTGATAGAGATGAAGGTGGATTACCATTAGCGACAAACGACAGAACTTGTTTTGCGTTTCATAGAGGTGCAGTCGGTATGGCTGTTAATATGGCACAAAAAACAGAAATCAACTATGTACCAGAAAAAACATCTTTCTTGGTAAATAGTATGTTCTCTGCTGGAGCTGTTGCTATTGATGCTGATGGCATTGTAAAAATAACAACTGATGAAAGCTAATAAAGGAGAATAATTATGGCGTTTGATAAAACTGGATTACAACCAATCGGTGGTCAATCTAAAGCTGGTAATGCTCCTCAAATGTGGAGCTATACATCAACTGATGCTAAAACAGCTATTGATGCAGAAGGATACTTTAATGATGTATCTGGATTGCTAAAAGTTGGGGATATAATTTATGTCCACGCATCAACTGGTGGTACGAGAACTTACTCGTTACACCCAGTAGTCAGCAACGCAAGTGGTGTTGTTGATGTTGGAGATGGCACAGCTATTTCTGCTACTGATAGTGACTAATAAATAGACATGGGGAGGCCCTTAGGGGCCTCTTCATTAATTAAGGAATATTATTATGGCAAGTGGAGATACAAATGTAACTATAGTAAACCAAGCATTGGTGTTGTTAGGATCGGACACAATTTCGTCATTTTCTGATACAACTAATGATGCTGCTACAGTAGCCAATAATATTTACGAAACAATCAAAGGAAAAACTTTATCATTATATCCCTGGTCATTTGCTCTTGTAAAAGAACAACTTGCAAGATCAACAGCAACACCAGTAAATGAATGGACTTATTTATACCCTTTACCCTCAACTGCTGTAAGTGGTACAGCTCTACAAGTTTATAACTCAAGCTCAACAAGAGTATTGCCAATCCAAAACTATGAATTACTTTATACAAGTTCTGGACCAGCAATAGCTACTAATGAGGATAAGATATATATTGACTATGTATCAAGTGTTATATCCGAAGGCTTGATGCCTAAATATTTTGTACAACTTTTAGTTTACATGTTAGCCTGGCATTTAGCTGAACCAGTAACAGACCAAATTACAAAGGCTGAATACTGGAGAGGTGTAGCTTTGGGTTCTTTAACAGAAAATGGAAGGGGTGGGTATTTTCGCCAGGCATGTAATATAGATGGTAGAGGTAAACCAAATTATGCAATAGTAGATTTCCCATTGACAGATGTTAGATGAGCAGAGCAATATCAATACAATCAAACTTTACTACTGGTGAGGTAGATCCTTTATTAAAAGCTCGTATTGACATCAACCAATATTACAACGCATTAGAACAAGCTCGTAATGTATTAATCCAACCTCAAGGTGGAATAGAAAGAAGGCCTGGATTACAATTTATTTTTGAAATACCAAGTGCTGCCAATCCACAAAATGGAATGAAGTTAGTACCATTTGAATTTTCAACAACACAAAGTTATATGCTTTTATTTGTACATAATAGAATGTACATTTTTAAAGATAAAGAATTAGTAACTAATATAAACTCTAGTGGTAATGATTATTTAACTACAACTATTACCTCTACAGTTCTTGCTACTATGGACCATACACAATCAGCAGATACATTGATTGTAGTTCAAGAAGATATGGCTCCTAAAAAAATAGTAAGAGGAGGATCTCATTCAACATGGACTATATCAGATGTTACATTTGAATTTATACCTAAGTTCAATTTTACTCAATCTGAAACTACTATTAATCAAACTATTACACCATCAGCTGTAGATGGTAATATTACAATAACAGCTGGAGGAAATGTTTTTGCATCTGGTAATGTCAATCAATATGTTGAGGCTAATGATGGAATGGGTAGAGCAAGAATTACAAGATTTGTTTCTGCTACATCTGTAGAGGCTATTGTTGAAATACCATTTTTTAATACATCAGCTATAGCATCTGGAGGAACTTTTATAGATGGAGGCTATGAGGATAGTTGGTCTAGTTCAAAAGGCTATCCAAGAACTTGTACCTTCCATGAAGGAAGGCTTTACTTTGGTGGTGTTAAGTCAAGACCAAATACAATCTTTGCATCAAGAGTAGCTAGGTTTTTTGATTTCAATCCTGGTGAGGCTTTAGATGATGATAGTATTGAATTAACAAT